GCCGACGCCGTGTATGAATTGCGCTAATGGAGGTTAGCATGGAAAAAGGATTTTTTCACCCAGATCGAGGATATTGGCAGACTCTGACTGATCCAAGTCCTGAGTATCGGAATCAATACCCTGAAGGCACGATTGAAGTTCCGCTTCAGCCATCGCCATTGCACAAGTTTGACGGTGAGGGATGGACTGCACCAACGCAGGCAGAGGTTGATGCCGCCGCCGCTGAGGCAGTTAGGGCCAAGCGAGATGTTGTATTGCGGAATGATCTTGACCCAATCGTATCCAATCCGCTTCGGTGGGCTGCAATGACCGAGCAGCAGCGTCAGGACTGGGCGGGCTTCCGCGATGCTTTGCTGGCAATCCCAGAGCAGGACGGATTCCCGCACAATGTGGCTTGGCCAGCGCAACCAAGCATCTAGTTTACCCAATAGCGCAACAATGATATGATCGCCGTGCATATGCACGCAAACCTTCGGAGGCCACAATGGCAACTTTCAACAAGGTGAACGACTTCGTGAAGAACGCCGTTCACAATATGGACCTGGAGAGCGATCAAGTTGTCGTTGCCTTGTCCAACACCGCACCCGGTTCGGAGACAAATAATCCGACCACTGACGGCAAGGGCATCCTCGCCAACGTGACGCAGATCAGCTATACCAACTGCTCTTCGCGTAACGTCACCACCTCATCGTCCACGCAGACTGGCGGCACCTACAAGCTCGTCCTCGCTGACATTACATTGTCGGCTTCTGGGGGCGATGTAGGCCCGTTCCGGTATGTCTACCTCTACAACGACACGGTGACATCCCCAGTGGATCCGCTGATTGGCTACTATGACTACGGCCTGTCGCTGACACTCAACGATGGCGACAGCTTCACGCTGGACTTTTCCGCCGCCAACGGTGTTCTGCAAATCGCATAAGGGTGAAATCGGATGGTTACGCTTGCCAACCGTGCCAAAGTTGGCACGACAACCACAGGCACAGGCACGATCACTCTGGGTGCTGCTTCTCAGGGCTTCCAGACGTTTGCTAATGCCGGCATCACAAACGGGCAGACCGTTCGATACACCATTGAAGATGGGCAGGCTTGGGAAATCGGATCGGGGACATATTCGTCAACCGGTCCGACCCTAACCCGCTCGCTTGACGAAAGCTCCACAGGATCGCTACTGAACCTTTCCGGCAGCGCCATTGTCTTTGTGACGGCGGCGGCTGAAGACATCCAGCAGCCACCCGCCGAGGGGGCTTTTGTTGATGGCGACAAGACGAAGCTAGATGGCATTGAAGCAGGTGCTACTGCTGACCAAACTGCTGCTGAGATACTGACTGCAATTAAGACTGTGGATGGTAGTGGCAGTGGCCTTGATGCTGACCTCCTTGACGGGCAACACGCCAGTTCTTTCGCTTCGTCTTCTCACAGTCACAGCTTTGACAGCCTGACTAGCAAGACTTCCGGCACGGGGGAATACTCCACCAACGGCGCTCTTGTTTCTGGCCGTGGTTCTGGCGGTGTTGCTCTGACTGTCAACGATGGCAAAGGTAATGCTAACGTAACGTTCAATCACAAGAGTGGTGTTCCTGAGCAAAATGGTAACGCTGGCCGTATCGAAGTAAACACCGACAGCAGCACTGATGCTAGAATGTACATTGAGCTGGGCAGTGGTGTCACTGATGGCACTTCTGTGGACCTTACTGCAGCCGCTACTTTCTCTGATACGGACCAGACGCTATACTATAGTGGCGCTGAAAAGTTTTCCACGACCAGTGCAGGCGTCTCTGTGACTGGTGATATCACTGTCTCTGGCACGGTAGACGGACGTGACATTGCTGCTGATGGCACTAAGCTGGACGGTATTGAAGCAGGTGCTACTGCTGACCAAACTGCTGCTGAGATACTGACTGCAATTAAGACTGTGGATGGTGCAGGTAGTGGTCTAGATGCAGACACCTTGGATGGCATCCAGGCTTCGTCGTTTTTGCAAGGCAACCAGACCATCACCCTGTCTGGTGACGCCACAGGTTCTGGCACTACTTCTATCGTTGTTACGGTGGCTGATGATAGCCACAACCATGTTATCTCCAACGTGGACGGCTTGCAGACTGCTCTTGATGGGAAGTTGTCCACTTCAGGCAAGGCTGCTGATAGTAACTTGCTGGACGGGCTTGACAGTAGCTACTACCAGAACGCTTCCAACCTCACCGCCGGAACTGTCGCTGACGCCAGATTGTCTGGAACCTATTCCGGCATCACACTCAAGACGGACGGTGGAAACACCCACTTCACGACACCGAACTCTGGGTCCAACTCGACAAACGACCGCACGGTATTTGGGCTTGCTCAGTACAAGAATGACACTAGTGCCACCGTCGGTGCCATCGTCTTTACTGCCCCATCGACGCAATCTACCGTTATGCACCGGATGCGAATTGAGGGCTTCCTGCATTCTGGCGGACCCACAGTTATTGCCGTTGTGCAGGGCTACCGCACGTCAGGGGCGTGGAGCAACACCAGTAAGATCAACCTTGGTATCACCGACATCCAAGTTCGTTGGGGTGTAGACCCGACAGGCAAAAACTGCCTGATCTTGGGTGACGTAGGAACCACTTGGTCCTACCCGATGATGGCAATCACTCACGCCATGTTTTCGCACTCTGGGTCGAGCGATGCGTATTGCACTGGCTGGACAGTCGGGCTTGTTACGGACCTTAGCTCATATACAAACGTCACATCAACACTTTCCAATACAGCCCTCAATACTAATATATCTGGAAATGCTGCTACCGCCTCTGCGTGGGATACCGCCCGAACACTTAGTTTGACAGGTGCAGTCACTGGCTCTGCTTCTATTGACGGCTCTGGCAATGTTAGCCTTGCTACCACAGCAACTGCTGATCCTACCCTGACCATTAACGGCGATGCTTCTGGCAGTGCTACGTTTACTAACCTTGGTAATGCTACACTTACACTGACCGTAGCTGACGATAGCCACAACCATATCATCTCTAATGTGGACGGTTTGCAGACTGCACTGGATGGTAAGTCTGCAACTAGCCACAACCACACGCTTGACAGCCTTTCCAACACGACTATCACCAGCAACACATCTGGTGAAATCCTAAAATGGGATGGCACAGCTTGGGTGAATAACACGCTGGCAGAGGCAGGCATTCAGCCCGCTGGCAGCTACCTGACGGGCAACCAGACCATCACGCTGTCCGGTGACGCCACTGGCTCTGGCACGACATCCATCGTGGTGACGGTGGCTGATGATAGCCACACACACGCATTCAACAACCTAACGGGCAAAACCAGCGGCACTGGCGATTACACAACTACAGGCACGATGACCGCAGCCACCTTCAACGCCACCAGCACCACAAACGGCGGCTTCCAAGGTATTGACGCTGACAGTGCTACCAACCCAAGTTTTACATGGAGCGCTGACCTTGATACTGGCATCTATCGTGCTGCTGCCAACACGCTTTCTGTTACTACCGCTGGCGCACGGCGCTTCACTGTTGGTCCTGCTGGTCAGATTGGCGTAGGCGGCGCTAACTACGGCACATCCGGTCAGGTGCTTACCAGCAATGGCACTGGCTCTGCGCCGAGTTGGCAGGACAACTTAGAGTTTGCTGAAGGTGAGACTTGGCAATCCGTGACACGCACCAGCGGCACAAGCTATCAAAATACCACTGGCAGAACAATCTTCCTTGGCATTAACGGCGTCAACGCTGGTGGCTCTTATATTGATCTTTCAAGCAATAACTCAACTTGGGTGTCTGCTTTCACTGGGTCGGGGGCGGCGAACACATGGGGATATGCAGTTATTCCGCCTAACTACTACTACAGGACTGGACCATATGATCAGGCACGTGAGTTCAGATAACGGAGGTTGGCATGGAAAAAGGATTTTTTCACCCAGATCGAGGGTATTGGCAGACAATAACTGATCCTAGCGAAGATCAGAGGGCGGCGTATCCTGCTGGCACTATTGAAGTTCCGTTAAAGCCCTCTGCTCTTCATAAGTTTGATGGAGAGAAATGGATAGACCCATCACAGGAGGAGGTTGATGCAGACGCTTCTCAGGCGATGCGAGGTATGCGCGATTATCTTCTTAGAAGTAATGTTGACCCCATCGTCACTAACCCACTACGTTGGGCTGAGATGACCGCAGAGCAACAGCAGGCTTGGGCGGACTACCGCCGTGCATTGCTCGACATCACAGATCAGCCTGGCTTCCCCCACGACATAGTTTGGCCGACTAAACCGGAGTAACTTAGTTGCTAGGATTTGCCCCAATCTCAGCCGCACCGCTCGCAGATGACGGCGGGGCTATCCAATATGAGCTCGCCTGCGCTGCCGGCTCGTTCAGCGTAAACACGCAGACTGCCGGCCTGCAAATAAACAGAAGGCTGACGGCAGGCAACTTGAGCCTTTCCCTTGCGGGGCAATCGGCGGGTAAGAAACTCAGCGAGTCCGCCAGCTTTGCGTCGGTGGTGCTTTCGGGGCAATCCACCGCTGAGGGCATCCTTGAGCGCGTTGATGCGGGCAGCTTTGCGCTTACTGGGCAGGCCATTACCGAGGGCATCATAGAGGCGGTAGGCGCGGGCGCATTTGCGCTGGAGGGCCAGGCGGTCAATGAGGCGCTGCTGGAATCAATCAGCAGCGGCAGCTTTGCTCTGAGCGGGCAGGCAGCGTCCAGGGGAATATCGGAATCTATCAGCCACGGATCAATCGTATTCAACGGCGTTGATATTGCTGAGGCGGTCAGCGAGTCGGCAGATGCAGGCAGCTTCGCCCTTGCCGGGCAGGCGATCACCGAGGGCATCCTAGAGAGCGCTGCGGCTGGTTCGTTCGCTGTGACGGGCCAAGATGCGGCCAAGGGCGTATCGAACGTAATCTACGTCGGTTCGTTCGCAGTTAGCGGCCAGTCAGCCGCGAAGTCCGTCTCCGAGGGCGCACAGGTAATCTCCTTCAGCATTGCTGGCCAAGAAGCCGCCAAGGGCGTGTCTGAGGCTCTTGAGCCAGGATCTGTGGCGCTCAACGGTCAGGATATAAGCGAAGGCATCCTTGAGCGCATTGACGCTGGCAGCTTCTCCCTGAATGGGCGCGATATAACTGAGGGCATCTCGGAGCGGCTCGATGATGCTGCATTCACCCTGATAGGCTTCGGCGCCGCGAAGGGAGTTTCTGACTCGGCTGGCGCTGGCAGCTTTGCGCTTGCTGGGCAGGCGATCACTGAGGGCATCCTTGAGGTCGCTGGAGTTGGCTACTTCACGATCACGACCAAGCCCGCGACCGAGGATATTGTTGAGCGGGCTGATGCCGGCATCTTCACGCTGACCGGACAAGACATATCCGAGGATCTGGCCGAGCGCATTCAGGCTGGCAACTTTGTGCTGGCTGGGCAGGCGATCACTGAAGGCATACTGGAGCGCATTGATGCTGGCAGCTTTGTGCTGACTGGCCGCACCGCCCGCCTCTATGTTCCTCGATACGAATACACCACCGCGCAGGCATCCATCACTGTGACAACAGGACAGCCCAACTTTGTCGAGGCATCTTGGCGGGCAAATAGCGTTACCGTGCATGATCCAAATGAGGTAGAATTGATGGATACATTTACATCTGCTATTCTGCATCAGGAAATGAATGAGGCGGCGTGATGACATTCTACATCAAACAAAACGACACATCCCCGGCCATCCGGGCAACGCTGCGGGATGGCGATGGGGATGTCATTAACCTAGACGGCGCAACGGTTCGCTTCCATATGCGGCCAATCGGGTCAACCACGGTAAAGGTTGATGCTGGCGGCACGGTTGTGACTGCGGCTGGAGGAATCGTGCAGTATTCCTGGTCAGAAGAAGACACCGATACAGTGGGAGCCTATCAGGCTGAGTTTGAGGTGACATACTTCGGCGGCAATGTAGAGACTTTCCCGAATGACGGCTACATCCGCGTTGAGATTACTGACGATATTACCTGATTGCTGCCGGAGAAGACCGAATGGAAGCCCTTGATATGATCCTGAAATACATCGTCCTTCCTGTGGGTGGCTTTGTGTGGATGATATTCGCTCGCCAACAGGCCCACCACACTGATATTGAGGTGCTGAAGGCGCAGGCGACAGCGACCAAGGAAGCGCATGATCGAGAGTTCAAAGAAATGCGCGAAAACTTCAAGCGCGTGTTCGAGAAACTCGACGGCATTGAAGAGGCGTTACGCAAATGAGGCCGATCAACGAAATCATTATTCATTGCACCGACACGCCCCCATCGTGGGGTGCAACACTTACGCCGCAGCAACAGGTCGATGAAATCCGCCGCTGGCACGTTGAGGACAACGGCTGGAAGGACATCGGCTATCACTACGTCATCACCCGCGATGGCACTGTAGTTAAAGGCCGGCCCGTCGATCAGGTCGGCGCTCATGTTAAG